TTAAATATATATTTTAAATTTTTCTACCACCACACCGCATATTTGAAAGTGTTCGGACATTTTTATAATCGGATAGCGGTTATTCAACGGTTTTAAATAGTGGTAGCTGCCATCATTAATGTACTGCTTGAACATGGCCTCGGCGTTATTTTCACGTACTACAACAAAACAGCCATGCACTACAGGTTGTTGCGGCTCAACAATAATTTTGTCACCTGCCGTAAATTCAGGTTCCATACTATCGCCTTTAACTTCCAGTGCAAATGTCTGTACTCCCGGCTTACGTAAGGTTGGTACCCAGATATTGCTAATTGCAGCTAAAGTATCATGGTCTGACTCTTTTACTGCATCTATCCACGATAGCAAAGGCACTTTGTAGCCATTAAACAAAATTTCATTAGTTTCAAATGAACCAATACCAAAATGTTCTGGCGTTACCACGTCAGCGAAATAAGAGACCAGCTTGTCAATATGTGCTTTATCTACACGACCAGTCTGAATCCAACTGGTTACAGAAGGTGGTTTAATTGAGAAAGCGCGAGCAACATCAGCTTTGCGTACGCCTTTGAGCTCGATTGCAGATTTGATTGCTTCACCTAATTTTTTGCCCGTATACATAATCTTCCTTAGTTTTTGCCTAATCATATTTAGTGTGTATATAATTAGGCAATGAATTGCATTATATTAGTTAATGGATTATTATTACGCTTATTTCAATTAATAAACATAATTTTCAGTTAATTAATACCTATTTTATAAGGCAAATTGTAATAGATATAAAGCTGTAATATGATAACTGTTAAAAGATTTATTCAAAATAAATCATAGAAATCAAAGAATAGAGAAATTTATGAACTTATTAAATTTTTGTTAAATGGAAATCTGATTTCATTATGTGTCTAAGGCAGTAATGAACTGGAGATAAATCCAAATTAGGTCAAATACTGCATTATGTGTTAAGTATAACTTAATGATTTTTAGTACATCACTTTGTTAAGGTGTATTTATGACGAATTATAAAATAGAAGTTGATCTGGCAGAAACTGTATTGCGTGCATATGAATACTGTATGAGAGATACCATTAAAAAAGGGCATTGTCGCAGTATTGAATGGAAATACCAAGCTACAAAGCCAGCCAGTAATACTCAACAGCCACTTTATCCGAGCTATCAGCCAGAGGTATATGATATGGTAAAAATCACACTGGGAAACCTATTTCATAAAAATCGTGAAGCATTTTCTACATTATCAAGCAAGTATTGCAAAATCAGTCCGTTATATAAACGTCAGAATCAAAATATTGTTAAACGCAACCAGCGCAGGCGCTATTCTAGTAAAGACTGGAATCAGGCTATTGAACAAAGTCTGTGGCTTTTCTGGCAAGAAATGAAACTTCAGCCTAAGTTTGAAAAATATTTTCGTTATACCTCTTGACACATTATCTACACACTTTATAATATGTAAAACATCACAGGTATGCTTAACCTTAAACAGCTGATAAATAAAGTTCCCGAAAGGGAGCTTTTTTGCGTCTTGGGTATTTTGAGCATGTTAATACTACCAATCATTTATATGTCTGAAGTAATTAACTATTTTTTAAACCGGTTTCTATTAAAGAAATCGGTTTTATATTAAATTCCACTCAACATTACAAAAAACACCCAATAAGTGTGTTGTTAAATTAACTTTATTTTACTAAAATTTAATGATATGATGTGTTTTGTAAGCAGGTGATTCGGTTCTGACCTGATTACGGGTTAATAATAAGGTAGGAAACTTTCTACTGACACTAGCATGAGACATGTGATTTATTTTAATTGAAAATTTGAGATTAGGGTTTTAAAGCACATATGTTTATTCATATATTAAATAGTGAAATTCACAAACAAACTCCAGTAGTAAATATTGCCGGATGTGAGTTTAAATTTAGTTGCTTACCTGATTTAGGCATCAATTATCATAAAGGTATTATTTAACGTAGCATGATTAATGATTGTTTATGATTGAATTTAAAGTAGGAATTTATAAATATTGAACTAGATATCTGATTCAGTATCCAGCTAATCATTGGCAATAAAGTAAAGACTGCTAAAATTATTGATTGGTATTAATGTATTTATAAAAATCCCGTTTTGTAAACGATTCGACCTATAAGTTCAATATCACTTATGGCTACTATTTCATCTGGGTATTCATAATTGTTATAGCTTTTTAATCGTATTTGCTGATTTGGTAAATTTTGCAGAATTTTGATTCTAAATAATTCTCCCTGATTGAATGCATAGATTTTGCCATCAATCAGACTTTTCTGGGAAATATCAATGATGAATTTATCACCATCGTTTAATAGATTTTGCATGGAATTGCCACTCATGGTGGCACAAATTAGATTATCTATCTGCAAATTGCGTAGCTTTAAATCTGTTTTGGGAATAGATAATTGTGTAGTTACTAGCGAGATACTTTGATTAAGCAGGGGAGGAATATTAATAAAAGCATCATCATTTTCATAGATATTGGATATGGAATCAGTTTGTTTAAAATTAAGTATTTTCATAATTTTATTAACAGTCTCTAATCTGGGGATTACTTTGCCCAGCTCATATCTGGATATCAGAGATGGGGTGATACTGGTTTTCTGGGCTAGTTCTTTTTGAGAAAGTCCGGCTGCCAGTCTGGCTGCTTTGAGTTGATATGCGAATTTCATGATAAAAAATAAGATGTTAAGAAATAAAATTTAATGCCTAAATGAAAAGAAAAAGGTCATAAATAGCCATAAAATACTTGTAATTATCTTTTATAAATTTTAATATAGCCAGATATGGCTATAGCGGATAACCACTTAAGAGTATATTACCCGAAATGATATAGGGTCAAAACTATCACTTATTTAACTGAAAGTATTTGTAAACAAACTAAACTTAAATTAACGATTAATTGATATAAGGTAAAAATAAAAATTGTAAATATATTTAACAATTTTAGTATCTGAAATGGTAATACCTCAAAGGCTGCCACCTTTGAGGTATTAGGTAAACAAAAATCCCAAGGTTAAAATTAGGAGTTTTGAATGAATAATAGTATCACATTTGTTTCTTTTTTAGGGAGTAGCCTCGCTACAGTTAAAGTTAAAAATACAATTTACGTATGCATGAAATCAGTTGTTAACGGTATTGGTCTGGACTGGTCAACTCAGCACCGCAAATTAAGGGGGTGCTATCAAAAATATGGATGTGGATTTTTGTCTATCCCAGTTAAAAACGGCACTAAAAAAATTTTGGTGATTCCTTTAAAGAAACTGACCAATTGGCTACAGAGTATCAATCCCAAAAAAGTTAAAGATAGCCTGAAAGAACTGGTACTAGCTTATCAGAATGAATGTGCTGAGACTATTCAGGCTCACTGGCACAAGCCACGAACTATCAATAAAACGCATTGTGGTGCAGAAATAGTTGATAAAAAAGATTGTCCTAGTTTACTACCTAACCAGATTTCTATTATCAAGGCTTTACATAGACAGCTTGTTTTAGCTGTTGCTAAAGAAAAACAGGCTGAGCTGGCGATGACTTTATGGCAGGCTGTGCAAACACGCTTTGGTGTAAGTTATGAGAAAGTACCTTCATCTAAATTTGTAGATATTATTTGTCTGTTAAGCCGCGTTGCAGTTAAAAAAGCCAGCATAAGCAGCTCGGAATCAAATAAAACGTGCAATGATGAGCTTAAGGTTCCGTCTACCGCGCTGGTTAATCTGTACGAATCATTTGCCTGTTCCCAAAAGATGCGTCTGATGTATGAGCATTTATTTCCGGCTTTTCGTATTCTCGGTAGCAAGTATGAAGCGCAAATTCATGAATTTGCATATGAAATGGATCAGATATTTAATAAATGTCATAAGGCCTTTATGCCATTGTTCGAAAAAATGTCTGAATCTGAAGCCAAGGATTCGGCACGCACTTATCTGGCTAAGTTGATGTAATCTGATTAACTCAGAAAATGGTTTTTTGAGCTCTAGCCATACTGTGAACGCATCTAAAATCAGAATGCTTGAGGGTATGGCTATTATGCTTCTTCAATTTAACTATGAATATACTCAAGTTATTTATAGTTAAATATAAAAGATTATGTTATTTGATAATGATTATTTAGTAAAAAAATAATTATTATCCAGACAAGAAATGAAAGGAAAATTCAGATATCAAGTTTGAAAAAGTGTACTAAAAATGAATATTCTAATATTGATAAGTATTAAAACTGGTTTTTAGCCAGTTTTTTTTGTTTTTGAGGGTTAAATGGTTGATTTATGAAAAATGTGGAATTGGTATTAAAGTTACTTCATTCACTTTTGGATTTAAGATTTTTGCCGGATAAATTACAAAAATGGTTATTTTATACAGGTTCACGTGTGATTACCGTTACAAGTGCACTGATTATGATAGGTTTTGCCGGTGTATTTTTATTGGGTGGCAGTGAGGTTTTTAATCTGAAACTATATAAAGGTTTTCTGTTATTACATCCGTATACTTTGGCGGTATTATTGATTGGGGTAGCATTGTTACAGTTAATTATAGCGATATTTAAATCAAATCGTTGTAGCGTACTTTCTGGCTATTTACTGATTTTATCTGCGCTGATATGGGCCGTAATATCCGCTACGTTCTGGGCATCATATCCACCTTTGACAACAGGTATGACTACTTATCCTGTGTTAACCGTGGTGTGTGCGCTGGCGGGACGTAATCTGATCAACTATACAAAACGGGTTGAAGATTTTAAACATAAAGGACGATAAAGTATGGAGTTAGTAAAAGATGCTTTTTCGGTCTGTATTTTATTTGCGCTAATGGGTGGGCTGGCTGGTTCTTTACTGGTTACCGATTACAAACGCTATGGCTGGTTTATGACAATTTTGTTTGTCTTATTGGGAATGATATTGGCTGCTGCAGTAACTGATTATTTTTTCCCGCAAAACCGTCCATGGCTTTTTGCTGGTGTCGGCGTATTTGCAGGTATGTCAACAACGTCATTTCTGGATGCGTTTAAGGCTGCTGCACCAACACTGGCACAGCGCATAATTAATATTGTAAGTAAAAAAGCAGAGCGGTTTGTTGATAGTAATGAGTCAACAAAAAAATAATTATGAGTAAGTATCTGGCAGCCTGAGGGCTGCTTTTCTTGGACAATAAAAATGTATAAATTGAGTAATCGATCATTGCAACGTTTATATGGGGTAGATGCTGGTCTGGTTAAGGTAGTGAAACGGGCAATTGAGCTGACTGATCAGGATTTTATGGTCACTGAAGGTGTGCGCACGCGTGAACAGTGTTGTATTAATTATGGCAAAGGGCGCACAGAGCAGCAATGTAGCCTGAAAGGGGTGCCTGTCAAATATGCACAGCCAAGCTTGAGTAAGGTAACATGGTTAAATAATCCATTTGCAAGTAAACATATTACTGGTAAGGCGATAGATTTGATTCCTTATCCGGTTGATTGGAATGATTTAAAAAAATTCCACATGATTGCTGCAGCCATGAAACAAGCCGCTGCTGAATTGGGTGTGAAAATTAAGTGGGGTGGTGACTGGAAAAAAAGTAAGGATTACCCACATTTTGAGATATAACAGGCCGGTTTGGGGTATATCTGGATACTGTTTGTATCTGTTGATATGTAAGTCTGTTAAAATTTCCTTTGCATAAATCTGCTATGGATTCGAATTTTGATATATCAGAATGATTTGCTTGGTCCATCAGTAAAATTAAATTTTTACATAGGTTGATGTTGATAGAGCGATAGACTCAGTATGGAAAATATTCTGTCTGATACATGATTCATTTAAGCAGATAATTTGCCATTATGATATTTGATTTATCAGATGATTCTGTAATTAGCATTAACTATTTATTTTTTATGCGAATATGTTATATTTTGGTTTGTAAGGAATGATTTGCTACGATGTGTATTTGTTAAGTGAGCTGATAATAAGATTTTGAGTATGATGATATATTTAATATAGTATTAATTGATACTAATTTGAATGAATTTATTTTAATTTCAAATTTTTATAAATTATTTATTGACTTAAGCTAAGAAATAAATTATAATTAGCTATAATTTATAGGTATGCTTCACCTTAAACAGCTGATTAAAAAGTTCCCTAGTTGGGAGCTTTTTTACGTCCTGGAAAAGATAAAGATAAGTTGTTTACTGTGTCTTTTACTTCGCCATATACGCAGACCAAATAGCTAGAGCAGTAAAGCGGTTAATGAATTTAGATATCGTGTCTAAAACAATAGACTGGATATCTGGTGGAGGCGGGGGGAATCGAACCCCCGTCCGAAAGTCCTCTACAGAGCGATCTACATACTTAGTCTTGCCAACTTCGAATCTTATTTACAAACCGCCGACAGACAGGCTGTTTGTAAACCAGTTGCCATAAATCTTGTTTAATGTCAGACAACACGACATTAAACCAGCCAATGTAAATGTCGTTGCGGTGAGTTACCTCACACGGCCCATTGGCCAACCGTTGCAACGTTTAGCCTTAAGCGGCTAAAGCGTAAGATTCGTCGTTTGCGACTATATAAATTCAGTGTTTTACGGGAATCTGAGACCCCGGTATGCACGCATCTGCTTTGCAACCCCCGTCGAAACCAAGGTCGCCCCCAGATGGTTTGCCAATTATACTTTATTTTTGGTGTATATGCATAGTTATATACAAATGATTAAATCTTACTCTGGCAATTTGTTGATATATGAATTTGTCATTATGGATAAAGCAGATTCATGTTGATTTTATAATATCTGACTTAGCTGATGGGATGTTATCGGTGTTAGCGGCATTGATTTATAATTTGCATTATTTTATTTGGAATGAATGCTGTTATGTACGATGTTAATACCGATGATGTACGTCTTTTTTTTGCAGATGTGTGGCGCAAGCGTCAACAGCCACAGTTGCTGGATGCGTTGCAGCAGAAGGCTTTGCGGATTATTGCTGCGCATACTGAATATGCGCCTTATCTGGAAAATGTAGAACAATTTCTCAACCGAACATGGCGGCCGGAAGAGGGGGAAACGAATCCTTTTTTGCATTTGTCGCTGCATTTATCGGTACAGGAACAGGTAGCGATTGATCAGCCGTTTGGAATTACAGCTATTCATCAGAGCTTGTGTGAGCAGTATGCGGGTGACTGGGTGAAAGCGGAGCACGATATGATTGAGGCTCTGGCAGAAACGATCTGGCAGGCGCAACGCTATGGACAGGGACTGGATGTGAATGCTTATATGACGCGTTTGCGCAGTCTGGTGGGGTTGGGGCAGGAAGATGAGGCGCGTTTAAACCCACATGAAGTTGGACAGTTTTCTGATAAAGAGATTTGAATTTGCTCATGCATTGATTATGATTTATTGTTTCACACATCTATGTTGGCCAGCTGTAATTATGGCTGGTTGCTAATGTGATAATTATTTTCAATAATCTTTAAGCAGGGGATAGATATGTCTTTCTGGGCAAGTAATGCAAATGCTTTGTTGCTGTTGCTGTTTGTGGCTTTGGGTATTGTGGGAAATAATCCTTCAGTAACCATTTCGGCGTTGATTATTTTGCTGGTACAGCAAACGCCGTTACTTAAATATGCGCCGGTACTGGAAAAGTATGGGCTGCAACTGGGTATTATGCTGCTGATGATAGGTGTGCTGGCACCGTTGATTACGGGCAAGGTGCAGCCGGCACAGATTGCTGCGCTGGTAACCAGTTGGAAAACCATTGCTGCTGTGGTAGTAGGTACAATAGTGGCCTGGCTTGGCGGGCGTGGGGTGCAGTTGATGCAGGTTAATCCGTCAATTGTGACTGGGTTGATGATTGGTACTATTATCGGGGTGGCCTTTTTACGCGGTGTGCCGGTAGGGCCTTTGATTGCAGCTGGATTGCTGTCGCTGATTTTGTAAGTGCTGTGTTGCTGAAGTTCTTGCCAGAAAGCCACGCTCTCGTTATAATGCGCGCAATTCCATTCTCACGGAGAGGTGGATGAGTGGTTGAAGTCGCACGCCTGGAAAGCGTGTATACGTGAATAGCGTATCGAGGGTTCGAATCCCTTCCTCTCCGCCAAATTTATTATTTAAAGCTGCCTGAGCAGCTTTTTTTATGAGTATTATATTTAATGTTATTGGCATAAATATTTTGTGTTTACTTTAGTCTACTCTTTATTAATATTCTGGCACTTGGGTTGGTTATATTGATTTTATGTGTGACTTTGTAGCTAATATTTGTTTTATTTATTATTTTTCTGGCAGGTCTGTGTTGTAATTAATTTTAGCCGCTAAAAAACTACGCCCTCACAATTTTGGTTGTGAGGGTTTTTTTGTGCCCGCTGGATTGTATGGAGAATATCGGATGAATTTAACCCGTTCTGTTCTGAACAATGTGCAGACATATCTTGAGAGAGCCTTGCCAGATTATTCGGTACAGTTGATGCCGAATAATTTTAAGGATTATCAGTTTATTCATCCGCTTGGGGCGGTATTGATTGGCTATCAGCGTAGTAAATTCAAAAAGCCGTGCAGTACTGACCTGATTACGCAGGAAAGGCGCTTGCAGTTGCGTTTCGCGGTTTTTGCTCGTTCTCTGGAAAATGAGAAGGGTGTGCTGGATTTACTTGATTCTTTACGCTTGGCTTTGGTGGGATTTCAGCCTGACCATTGCCAGCAAATCCGGTTGTTGAGTGAGCGCTTTCTGGGGGAGGCCGATGGGGTTTGGCGATATCGGTTATGCGCTCGCACTGAGACGCTTCAAGTGGAGCAGCGTCCGGTGGTTAATCAGCAAAATCTGGTCAAATCTATACCGACTCGTGGTGAGATTAAGACCAAAGCTATTTCACAATCTGTAACTTCGAAGGAGTAATAATCATCATGGCAGCAGCTTATTTGCATGGTGTTGAAACAATCCGTATTGATGGCGGCAGTAGTCCGGTCTATACCGTAGATGGGGCGATTACAGCGATTGTTGGTACGGGTATGTCTGGTGCAGTAAATGAATTGACGGTGTGTCAGACAGTTAAGGATTTTAGTCAATTTGGTTCTGTGACAGGAGCTGGTTTTACTTTGCCTGATGCGGCTAATATTTGGACGCGTTATCAGTCTGGTGTGGCTTATGTAGTGAATGTGCTGAATCCGGCTAAGCATAAAACGGTTGTTGATTCTGAGGTACTGGTTATCGACAGTGATACGTTGATGGCCAAAACGGCGCATCCGGCGATACAGGCTGGTTTTAAGGTACAGGCAGGTAATCAGACTTTGTCTGAAGGCACTGATTACATGCTGAATCAGGAAACAGGTGAGTTGACTTTTGCGCAGCCGCGTGCGGATGTGTCGATTGCCTATACTTATCTTGATCCAAGTAAGGTAACGGTAGCGGATATTATCGGTGGCTATGAAGCGGCAACCGGTAAGCGCAAAGGCATGGAACTGCTTACTGAAGGTTTTACCCGTCTGGGTGCGGATGCGAAGATTGTGATCGTGCCGCAATATGATGCAGATGCGGCTGTGGCGGCAGCGATGGTAACGCTGGCTGATAAGCTGGAAGCAATTGCCTACATTGCGGCGCCGGAAGGTACTACACTGACGCAGGCAATTCAGGGACGCGGTTCGCTTGGAAATATTAATTTCCAGACTTCTTCAGATCGCGCGCAGTTATTTTATCCATATGTTACTGGTTCCAGCGGCGAGCTGGAAAGTCTGGCTACGCATGCTGCCGGTTTGCGTATGAAAACTGATGTGAATCAGGGCTACTGGTTCAGTATTTCCAACCGTGAGCTTTTGGGCGTAACCGGTATGGAAGTGTCGCTGACAGCACGGATTGATGACCCGCAGGCGGAAACCAATCGCTTGAATGAGAAGGGGATTACTACGGTATTTAACAGCTATGGTACGGGCTTTCGCTTATGGGGTAACCGTCTGGCCTGTTTTCCGACAGTAACGCACATTAAGAATTTTGAAACCGCTCAGCGTACTGGTGACTTGATTGATGAGTCAATTCGACGTGCGCAGTTGCAGTATATTGATTTGCCTATTGATGATGCGTTGATTGACAGTCTGCTGGGTACGGTACGTACTTATTTGGGTACGCTTAAGAGTATTGTTGGTTTTAGTGTAAGCCTGGATTATGACTATGATTTGGCTGATGCTTTTAGTAAAGGGCAGGTACCAATCAAGTATGACTATACACCTAAACTGCCAGCAGAACGTATCACTAATACTAGTGTGATGACCCGTACTTATCTGGCTAATTTGATTAGTAATCAGTCTGCCGCTTAGGAATCAGTTATGACAGAATTTAATGCAATTTATAATGCCAATGTTTATGTTAATGGTAATAGTCAGTTAGGCCGTGCCAGTCAGTTTAAATTACCGGATATTTCTGTTGGGCAGACAGAAACTAAGGGTTTGGGGCTGGTAGGTTCGGTAAAGCTGCCCAGTGGTATTGAGGCACTGGAAGGGGAAATTACTTGGAACAGTTTTTATCCGGATGTGTTCACTAAGGTTTATAACCCGTTTAAGGCGTGTCAGTTGATGGTACGTGCCAATGTACAGGCATTTAATGCCTCTGGTCTGGCCGCGGAAGTACCGATGGTGGTGATGGTGATGGCTACGTTCAGCAAGAATCCTTTAGGGACTTATAAACCAAAAGAAAAAGCTGAGTTTGCCAGTACTTTTCAGGCTACGGAAATTCATCAGACGGTTTCCGGCCGTGAAGTTTTGTATTACAACGCGTTTACTAATCAGTATCGGGTAAATGGTGTGGACATGCTGGCGCAGATGCGCGCAAATATCGGTATGTAGTTATTTTCAATTGGTAATGATGTTGTTAAATGCTCACTCTGCTGATCAGTGTGGGCGTTTTTTATGGTTGAAATGCTTTTTTACGCTGAATGATTTCGGCATTTATTGATGATTCAAGGAATAGATATGGCACAAACTGAAGCGCAACAGCTGCAAGAACAATTAGGTACGGGTAAGGTTATTAAGCTGGCAGAACCGCTGCAAACGCCAAATGGTGTGGTAACGGAACTGACACTGCGCCGAGTACGGGTTAAGGATTTTAAACGTGCTGCTGAGCAGTATCCGGATAATGCGGTATTGCAGGAAGCTCATTGTTTGGCTATGGCTTCAGGCCTGCAAAGTGAAGATTTTGATGAGCTGTCGTGGGAGGACTACACGCTGGTGCGTCAGTTTTGTCTGGGTGCTCACTGATTGGGATGGTTTTTATCAGGCTGCTGCGGATTTAGCGTGGTGGTTTGGTTTTTCTCCGGCAGATATTGATGAGATGTCTCTGGATGAAATTTTACAATGGCAGCAACAGGCTAACCGACAGATTAAGGCTAAATACAGTAAGTTGTAAGCAGTTGCTGCCCGTTATGACAGTACCGTTAATTCAGTATTGGTTTGCAGCAGACGCTGTGAACTGGTGATGGGTTAATGGTTATGGTTTATATGAATAATAAATAATAAGTGGGTGAATTCCAGTATCTCTTGAGTTATTGGATGAAATACATTGGTGCCGTTATGGATAGTGGATTTGTTTCTGATTTTGGTGAGGTACAGCGTTCTGTCAAGGCCTTTGGTTCTGCTATCGGTGTGGCGACCAGACAGATTGAGGAGATGGGGAGATCTATACGGGGTTTGCAGGTGAAAATCCAGTCTCTGGATAATTTTTCTGCAGCCACTGCAAAAGCAGTCAGCGCGCAGAATAGGCTAACTCAGGCAGTAGACAGATATAACAAAATTCTGGAACAGCGCAAGAAAATTGGTGGAGAATTAGCTAAAACCCAAAGCACTATTAAGACTTTGATGAAACCGGTTGAGAAATCGGTGAAAATTCACATGGAACGTGAAACGGCAGAAACTGGACTAAAACAGGCTGTGATGCAGAAAGATGGCAGCATGGGCAGGTTTAATCAGATTAATGCCCAGTCTACGCAGCTGAGTCTTGAGCAACAGGGTAATAAAAATGATTATACTCATCTTGCCACTAATATGAAGCTGGCTAATATGTCTGATGATGCGGTGCTTCAGGGTGGGATGAAGGCAATTGCCGGTTTTAATGTGTTATTTGGCAAGAAGATTGAGGACATTTCTGTAGCTAAGGGGTTAATGCAGACTTATAAGCTGAAGGATACGGAATTGTCTGCTGGTCTGGATGCTGTCCAGAAAATTGCTCACTCCTCAGGTATGAGTCTGGAGGATATCGAAAAATCCCAGGCTGCTATGGCTTCGCCATTACAAAGACTGCATCTGACTGGTTTGCAGAATCAGCAAAAAATATATGCCCTTGAGGGAATGGCAATACATGGTGGTGTAAGCAGGTCTGATGCTGCCGATGGTATGGGGGAATTTCTGGATAGGCTGGCACAGGGGCCGAAAGCTATGCAGCAGGCTACTGCTGCGATGAGTACAGAAATGCGCCAGATGATGCTGAAATCAGGTGTGAAGTTTAGTCTGTTTAATAAAGACGGCTCACTTAAAGATATGCATGTGGTTGTAGGTGAGCTGGAAGCAAATTTTAATAAAGTTAAAGCGAAATATGGTGACCGTGCTGCATTTAATATGATGGATGCTGTATTTGGCAAGAGTGGCGGACAGATTGCTTCAGCAGCAGCTCAGGGCGGCGGTACTGGTTTTGCTGCGATGCAAACCCGAATGGGTAATCAGCCATCTTTGGATCAGCGTACCCAGCTTCAGACTAATACGCTTGCGGTTAGTATGGATAATTTACACGATGCGGTTATTGAGGTAAGCAATGCTTTTGGTGCAACGCTGGCACCCGAAATTAATACTTTTGCTCAGGTGGCCAAAGATGTGCTGCTCAATACGGTATTGCCTTTTATTCAGAAGCATCCAGCGCTGATTAAATCTGTGGTGGCTTTTGGTGTAGGTTTGGCCGGGCTGCGGATGACGCTGCTTTTGGTGCGTTATGCCATCACTATGGTTACTGGTCCGCTGGCGCTATTACGTACTATTTTTGCCCGTTTTCAGATTGCACGTGACCTCAAGCAGGGTGGTTCGGTGTTTCAGCGTTTACGTTCCGCTATTACCTCAGTGGGAAAGTCTGCCGGCTCATTGCGCCAGAAGCTGTTGTCTTTTGGCAGCAGGCTGGCTGGTGTGGGCAAGAATTTTGCGGTGTTCAATAAGGGGCGCTCAGCACTGGGTTTACTGCAAAAGGCATTTGCCACGATTGGGCGTACTGCCATTGCGCCAATTAAGAAAATTGTGCAGTCATTTGGTCTGATTACCAAAGTAGCAAAACCTTTGTTTACGGTTTTTTCCAGTCTGGGCAGGGGTTTCAGTGCATTGGGTAAAGGCCGTATTGTGCTGAATCTGCTGCGTCAGGGAATTATAGCCGTAGGGCGGGCTTTTTTAATGACGCCTATAGGTTTGGTTGCTCTGGCAATTGGTGCAGCAGCATTGTTGATTTATAAATATTGGCAACCAATTAAGAATTTTTTTGTTGGTTTATGGGATACAGTTAAAACTAAATTTGAAGCAGGAATGAAATTTTTTAAGGAATTACCGGCAAAATTCAGTGAGTTTGGACGCAATATTATTGATGGTCTGGTTAAAAGTTTCACTGAGGGCATCAGTAGGGCTGTTAATGCTGTAGGTGAATTTGCCAGTAAAATTATTAATAAGGCTAAATCTGTATTTGGCATTAATTCGCCTAGCCGTGTATTTAAGAGTATTGGTGGTTCGTTGATGGAGGGCATGCATCTAGGCGTTGATCTCGGTGCAGATAAACCAGTAACGGCAATAGGTGTGGCTGCTGACCGCATACAGCAGAAATTTAAAAGCCGCTCTGGTACGTTAACGGCTCAGTTTAATGAAAAGATGCAGCTTAATGCAGCAGAATTTGCGCAGAACCGCTATCCGGCAGGACATGATTCCGGTGCAGTAACTATTAATTTTAATCCGACTATTCAGGTTAACGGTAATGCAGACCGTACTGTGATTCAGCAGGCACTGGCGCTGAGTCAGCGCGAATTTGAACAGATGTACCGGCGCATGATGCAGGCAAAAGAGTTAAGGAGTTACTGATGTATGCAATGCTAGGAGATATTCGCTTTGAAGTGTTGGATAGTTTCAGCAGTTATGAAGAAACGCATGGTGCTGTTTTTGCCAAACATGATGTGTTGGCCGGCCGTCCACGCCTACAGGCTACCGGCAATGATTTAACAACCATTCGTTTTGGTATGCTGCTGCACTGGAAGCTGAGTAATCCTGATAGTGCCTATACTGCATTGATTCAGGCCAAGGAAGCACAGCAGGCTCTGGCGCTGGTGTTTGGTTCGGGGCGTTTTGTTGGCTGGTTTGTTATTCAGCAGTTGAGTAGTACTACTTTGATTCAGGATGCACAGGGACGTACTGCCGCGCGTGAAATCAGTGTTGAGCTGCTTGAATTTGTTGGTGATCCGAATAATCCGTTACCAACGCCGGGCATCATGAAGGGTCAGAATCCGCTGCTTTCTTTTATGCCGGATTCGATTAAAGGGGCTGTTAACAAGGTTGCGGCGGCGGTACAGACAGGGGTACGTATTTATCATGCCGTTGAGCAGAATGTCACTGAGATTCAGAACCTGCTTACGTGTGCGCGTACCATGCAACATAATACTTCTGGCTGGCTGGGTATGATTGCCGATGCGCTGACTGTTGGCGGCCAGACGCTAAGCAAACTAAATACTTTGCCTGAGGTAGGTGCATGGTTTAGTGATCTGTCTGGTGCGGCAGATTTTCTGTCATATACCGGTCAGGCCGCTCATCAGCTGGAGGAATGTGTGAATTTGATTCAGACCGGTTATGACAGTGGTGAATGGGGTAACTGGCTGGATAGGAGTGAAAGGCTGTTATCGATGGTGGAGGATAGTATCAGTAATGCGACTACCGGCGCCCAGTCATTAATGGCGTGGCTGGCCGCGAGAAAGGATGAGGCCTGATTATGGTTGATTCAGTTTTGCAATATCAGACTTGTGAAGGGGATCGCTGGGATTTGATTGCACATAAATACTATGGTGATGCCACGATGTTTGACCGGCTGATTGCCGCTAATCCGCATTTACCGCTGGCTGAACAGTTTACTGCCAATCTGACGGTACTGATTCCAGTCATTCAGTCGGATACGCATACAGCGCAGGAGGATATGCCACCATGGATGCGTTGAGTCTACTGACAGGATTATCCGGTTTGGGGCGAACCCATCCAGTTACGATGCCAGACTTTACTATAGGCTATGAGAAAAAAGATATTACTCTGGCAATAAGGCCTTATCTGCTTAGTATCAACTATACGGATTATCTGGGCGAACAATCGGATGAGTTGTCAGTATCGTTTGAGGATACGGATGGCAGATGGCTGCGTAGCTGGTATCCGAATCAGGGTGATGTGTTATCGTTTGCACTGGGAGACCAGTTTACCGGTATGGTGAATCTGGGCAATTTTGAGATTGCTGATATTGATTATGCGTTCAAGCCCAATGTGATCACTTTGAAAGCTCTCTCCACGGGGATTACCCGTGCCAGCCGCACTTTACAGCCAAGAGCATATGAGAAAACGACACTGGAAAAAATTGTGCAGCAGGTGGCGACAAGATTGCAGCTGGTGCTGAAAAATTCGATTGCCAATCTGGAGATTGAACGTATTACTCAGTATCAGGAAAGTGATGTGGAATTTCTGGCACGGTTGGCAAAGCAGTTTGGCTATACTTTTAAGATTGTTGACCAGACTTTAGCCTTTATTGCCAATACGGAATTAACGGCACAGGAACCTGTACTGGTATTGCTGCCGGAAGAAGTGGAGTCTGCAAGTTTTCGTGATCAGCTTAAAGGTGTTCCAGACGAGGTGATGGCTTGTGGTTATGATACTAAAGCCAAACAGGTACGTACGGTCAAGCGAAAGGGGCAGCCATTGCGGCCACAAAGTAAGCTGAGCGCAAGTGGTGATATGTTGAAAATTGTGGCCAATAAAGGGGAATCACAACAGCAGCTCACTGCACGTGCAGATGCTGCACTTACTGATGCGCGCCAGTGTCAGGTAACGGGTAGTCTGGAGTTGTTTGGCAATGTGAAGCTGGTGGCTGGCCAGATTATCCGCTTGAGCGGTTATGGCAAAATGTCGGGAAATTATCAGATTAAGCAGGCAAGCCACAATTTAAGCCGTAGTTCTGGTTATACCACGTCTCTGGAAATTAACATGATTGAATATATTGCTGATGATGCAGATACGGGGGAAAAACATGCAGAAACTGTATGAATTTGGGGCAACCTTACAGTTTGGTCTTGTGGAAGCCATTGATGCCGGCAGACATATGCTTAAAGTTAATATTCCGGCATTGGAGAATATGCACACAGACTGGCTGCCGATGCTCACTGCTGCCGCTGGCGGGAACTGTTTTTATTCTTTGCCAGATATTGGTGAACTGGTGGCGTGTATTCTGGATGCTCGCGGTGAGAGTGGGATGGTACTGGGTGCTTTGTATAATCAGAATGATACCGCACCGGCACAAAGCAATGATATGTGGGTGAAACAGTTTAGTAATGGTACGGTAATCAGCCATGATCGTAAAAGTGGCGAGGTTTGTGTTCAGACCAGCGGTACCGTGGTGGTTGAAGCAGATACGGTATTGATTAAAGCCAGTGATATTACGCTGGACGCTCCATCAACTACAGCTACAGGCAGTTTACTGGTACAGGGAAAGTTAACCTATCAAGGTGGTATGGCTGGTTCTGGCGGAGGCAGTGCTGCCGCATCGATTGCTGGCACGATTAAGGTTAAAGGTGGCGATGTGGTGGCAGATGGTAAAAGTCTTAAGAGTCATACTCATCCTGACCTGACTTCGGGTGGTCATACTGGTACACCAGACTGATGTTCTGCTAACAGCTTATTCAAACCTATTTTTATCCCTGTTATTGATGGCAGGGATTTTTTATTACTGGAAAAGCGTTATGACAATTACACCGCGCACTCGCCACTGGCAGTTAGCACCACTGGAATGTGGCTGCGATATTGTGACTGGCATTGATGATATAAATCAATGTATTTTGAATATTCTGATGACACGTAAGGGAAGCGATGTAACGCGCCCGACTTTTGGTTCCAGCCATTTGGATTATCTGGATATGCCCGAAGATGTATTTATTCCCGGGGTGACGCGAGAGGTGATTCTGGCCATTCAAACATGGGAAAAACGTGTAGTAGTGGAAAGAGTTGGCTTTGCGGGTCAGGCACCTAATTTAACGATAACAGTCTACTGGCGTATAGCTGAGGAGGTAGCTGGTGAAATTTATCAAACAGATATTGGATTGGTACGTAAATGACAGATTTAACTAAGCTCGCGCGGGCGGATGTAAAAATAGTTGAAGATGATCTGGCAACCATTCTGGCCGATACGATAACAGATTATCAAAATCGTACAGGCAAGGTATTACAGCCGGCGCATATTGAGCGTTTGCTGATTAATACCTATGCCTATCGTGAGGCACTCACCCGGCAGCAGGTCAATGAAGCTTACCGGCAGCAGCATGTGCGCTTTGCTACTGGGCTGATGCTGGATTTATGCGGAGATGATGTTCATACCCCGCGTTTGCAGGCACAGCCGGCACAAACAACGTTGCGTTTTCAGGCCAAACTGGCCGGCAAAGAACAGGTGGTAATTCCTAGAGGAACCAGAGTCACTGTTGATTCACTGATATTTGCCACTGTTGAAGCAGGTTTGCTTACTGCTACCAATAGCAGCATTGAGCTGGTTGCTGTCTGTCAGTCAACCGGGGTGGTGGGTAATGGCTGGTCAGCTGGGCAGATTAATACTTTAGCAGACCATCTATCTGATATTGCTGAGGTCAAAGTTAGCAATATCACCACTGCAAGTGGTGGTGTGGATGTTGAAAGTGATGATGCTTATCGGGTACGTATTCTGCTGGCACCAGAATCATTTTCAGTGGCTGGTCCGGTTGGTGCCTATGAATATTTTACCCGTCAGGTTAGTCAGGACATCATTGATGTTTATGTAACCAATGATACTGATAAAAAGGGTAACTCTTTAGGGGGAGTGGTTGCCGTAACTTTACTTACTAAAGCCGGTCTGCCATCAATGGAGCTGATTAATCAGGTACAGACAGCATTATCGGATGAACGTGTACGTCCGTTATGTGATCGGGTAGTAGTACGTGCACCCAAAACTTTCAATTATCAGGTTGCTGCAACCCTAACGCTGTTTGTCGGTGCTGATGCTCAGGCAGTACTGACTGCGGCTAAAGCTGCTTGGCAGCAATATCAATATAGTCAGGAACAACGGCTAGGGGTAGATGTGGTGCCTCTGGTAATTCAATCTTTATTAAAGGTTGATGGAGTCTATAACGTTGCAACGCCAGAACTTAAACTGACTACAGTTGCAGCCGATACATGGGCGCACTGCACTAATTTAGACCTCACCATAGCAGAGGAGGCTGTGGATGGCTAAGTTGACTTATGCCGCAGTAATTGAGCGTGACCAGCGCATGCAGGCATTGGCTGCTCTGGGCTTGCGTCTTGAACTGATCTGTACGCCACAGCTTATGCCACGGCTGGTAAATTTAGTGCTAGCAGATCATCTTGAACTTTTGGCTGAAAGTCATTGTATTCTCGGCGTAAATGGCTACTGGTTGGCCGAAAGCGATCAGGCCAAACGCCAGTTGATTAAAGGTGCATATGAACTTCACCGTAGCAAGGGAACTCCTTGGGCGTTAAGAGAAATTGTTCGCCGTCTCGGTTTTGGTGAAATCACCATTATTGAGGGGCTTAATCATCAACAGCACAACGGGAATATTCAGCGCTCCGGTTTATATGTGCATGGACATAATGCTTACTGGGCGCATTACCGTATTTTGCTGAATAACCCGATTACCAATCAACAGGCCGCTTTATTACATCATACCCTGGCTGCTTTTGCGCCGGCACGCTGCGTGCTGGCCAGTCTGGATTATACCGCCGTACCGCTGCAACACAATGGACAGGCACAGCGTGATGGCTCGTTTAACAAAGGAACTGCTTAATGGCAAATTTAAAAGAAACTTTGTTCTGTGGCAAAGGCGTTTATCAATGGGAAAGCAGTACAGTGTTTTGCAATGACTTCTACTTCGGTAGGCAGCTTAAAAACCAATAGTACACACATATTCTGTACGTTAAATTTTTTTTTGAAAACAATGTTTTTTCGCTCAATTCTACAAGCTAATGAAAAGGAGTTAAATTATGATTAATAATCAATTGAAATCCGAATATGTTATGATAATTAATACGTTGTGGGGTGGTTCACTGCAGTGTAACAGTATCGAGAATATAAGCGATGATGTAATTCGCCTGATGGATGAGGTGCTCACCAAAATCCGAGATGGTTCTACAGCTATGATCGGTGTTCATGCAGTTTTTGAGATTTTTTATAGTAAAATTTATAGTTCATGGGCTGAGCTTATAAAAGTCGCATTAGATACGGCTGATGCACATGCCTCAGACTGGATTGGCGTTCTGCGTGGCAATAGACAGTACAGTGCTGTAGTTAACAGTGCAGCCTTAGGTTATAAGTCTCCTGTACAAATTGCGCTTTATGAAGCAGCAGGATTTATGTAACAAATTTAAGCACTCAATACAGATTGTATTGAGTGCTTTTAAATCTATTCATATTTACGGTTATATATTATTTCCATTTTTTTAATATGCTCGTTAAGACCATCAGGACCTGAAGCTAATGCCTGCAATTTTTCATCAACAGCAGGTCTGGCAAACTCGCATATTCCTGCTTGTTTTTGGGTTTCAATTTTTCGAGCTAACTTCAGCATACGTGAGCGTTCCTCTTTTTCCTGCTGCACATAGGAAGAGGGGATATTACTGTTAGCTTCAAGCTTAACAATTAATTCATCCCAGCGCTTAAAAACATCCTGACAGTTCTGTGGAAGACCAATTGTACTGCTTCCACAAGCAGATAAAGACATACAGCAACATAAAATAAATAGAACTTGTTTCATATTTTACTATCTTTCTTTGTTGTTGATAGTTAAAGTATATTATCAAATCCAGCTAGGTGCTATTGTAGCACAATGAAGTGGTGGAGTGTGATGACTCATTTACTAAAGGAACTGCTTAATGGCAGATTTAAAAGAAACTTTGTTTAACAAAGGAATGATTTAATGGCAAATTTAAAAGAATCTTCGTTCTGGGAAGAGGGCATTTATCAATGGGAAACATCCGATCCGGTATTGGGGGGTGAAAATGGTATCGATAATGTACCCACTCGCCAGCTGGCCAACCGAACCAAATGGTTAAAAGACAATAAACTGGATAAATCAGCTACGGCTGCAAATGCGGAGCTGGCTAAAAGAGCGAACACTGCTGACAGACTAAGCGCTGCCAGAAAAGTAGGTGGTGTAGCATTTGATGGATCAATAGATATTGATTTACCCGGAGTGAACCGGCTTGGTAATCAGGATACAACAGGTAATGCCAATACTGCATTCAGATTAAAAATAGCACGTACAATTAATGGTGTGCCATTTGATGGTAGTGCGGATATTAACGCAACCCCTGCCGGCGCAGTACAGTATTTTGCCATGGCTTCTGCGCCAATGGGCTGGTTAAAAGCCAATGGTGCAACCGTATCCCGTACACTATATGCGAATCTGTTTGCAGCTATTGGCACTAGATTTGGTGCGGGAGATGGTAAAACTACTTTTAATTTACCGGATTTAAGAGGTTATTTTCTTAGGGCTTGGGATGACGGAAAAAATATAGATTCCGGAAGAATATTTGGTAGTGAACAAGGAGATGCGATTAGAAATATTAAAGGTTATTGTAGTGGTGGGCAAGTGTATTTTGATGGCTTTACTGGGCCATTTTTTGATAATGGTACGCGGGATGCAGTGGACGCTAGGGCGAATGGTAAAATAAATATGACGGATGATTTTGGTTTTGATGCCAGTAAAGTCGTACCTACGGCTAACGAAAATCGTCCACGCAATATTGCATTATTAGCCTGTATCAAAATTTAAGGATTAAAAATGAAAGACTACGCTCACACTATCCCTGTATGCCAACTAGATGAAAACAACTACTTTGTTAATATGACTATTGCAGACTTGGATCCTCTGGAAAATAACGGCCATTATCTGATTCCCAGACTGTGTATCCAGACCGAAGAACCACAGCCTAAAAAAGGTTATATAGCGCAGTGGACAGGTGATAATTGGCAATATATCGAAGATCATCGGGGCGAAACGGTGTATAGCAAGGAAACCGGCGAAGTGGTCGCAATTGATGAACCGGGCGTATTACCTGCCACTGTTACCACTATGCCTTGCCCTGATATTTATCATCAGTGGTCAGAGAAGGCCAATAGCTGGGTAGAAAAAGCTGATGCTGCACAGTTACGTTTGCAGAATAAACGTAACACAGCTGGTACTTTATCTCGCATGCAGATGTTCTCTCAGCTGGAAATCAGCTTGGGTAAAAATAAGGAAGCTCTGGTTGAAGCAGCTGAAAATGCATTGTCTGGTGTAGAATTAATCAAGATTCGCAATTACATTTTGGAAACACAAACCTTTTCGTTAGGTAATGATAATTGGTGGACATTCTTAACTGATGTTTTGCATCTGGATGAAAAGCAAATATTTAATTTTTGGAATGAGGCTATTCAAATTTAA